GTCTAAGTGAGCATCATATCCCTCCCTACTCATGTCGTTTACAAACTCAGGGTCTAGTGGTTTGATGTAGTGCCTCTTAGTCATATCCTCCAAGCTACTAACGTCAGCACCACACAAGACAGTATCATCAGATGGGGCTACAAGAACACCACGACACCACTCACCATAGGCAGCCTCCACTCCCGGTAGATTGACCACAGGCGCTCTGTGCTGAAGCCTGAGAGTGTTAGTGAAGCCTCCCGCACCTGCCACTACCCTACCGTCTTTCTCGTTGTTCAGGAAGCCCTTGAGGACGCCTATACGGTGACTGATAACAGTAAGACCATCAAGCAGTTCGATAGCCTTATCCCTAGACACTAGCTCTAGTACAGAGGGACATAGGTGACCATTCTTACGTACTTGCTCAATCTTACGTTCCTCACCAGTGTTCTTGTTGCGTATGAACTTCCATGTTCTAGGTTCCCAACCAAGAGAGAAAAGCCATTGCTTTACTTGCTCAGTAGAGTTTGGGTTGCCATCCTCATAGCTGTCTACATACATCACTGTCTGCACATCATCAGGCATCTTGAGTTCTCTTAGTAGTGCAAACCAAGTCTCTCCATGCTTACTAAGACTACCATCAGCTTTGTAGATTACCTTTGGCTTGTCTTTCTTCTTGGTGATAGGGTTCTTAGGCATTGCTTCCTTAAGAGCTTCTACTTTCTCTCCTTTCATTGTTTCTAGTTGGTTTAGGTAGTCCTCACACTTAGCTACATCCAGAGTGAGCGGGTTAGCCTCTTGCTCTCTAAGACAATCCATCTTGAAGCCAAGGTAGTTGATGAACCTGAGTGTGTTGTCATTCACTTTTCAATATACCTCTCTACAAAAGACTCTATTCCAGAAGATTTATACCACTTAGACTTACCTTCCTGACGCCACTTACCAGTAGCAAGGGAGTAAATCAAAGGTTTTCCTTTAGGATTCAGGAACCTTATGAGACCGTCACTATGATACTCCCACTCAACTTCAAGATCAAAAATAGGGAGAAGGTTTTTCATCCTATAGTAAGCTCTATCTGCGCTATTACTATATCTATCCTTGTCATAACAAGCTAAGTCAAGACCCCTTGCCAGTTTCCTGAAGGTTTCCATTTGCCTCTTACAGTCTTCCTTAGTCTCTGGTTGTTCATCTAGGTCAAGATCAAGGCGAGAGTGAGCTTGGTAAAACTTTAGGCACTCCATATCCTCTTTAGTTATCCAAATTTTTTTAGCGTTCCAGTAGACCTTATCCTCATCCATAAATTTCCTCTAACCTCCGTTCCATCTTCTTCCATAGCAACCAGTTAATCTTAGTATCTTCCTCACATCTGTGTGCATACTCCTCATAGCTAAGGTTCTGCCAGTCATCCACCTTCGGTTTAGCTACACCAAGATCAAGTCCCCACTCTGCCAGACCATGCTTCTGTCGATCTGGATACAGATACCAAGACAAGGCCAGAGTATCTATCCACTTACGGAAGTCCATAGGAACCCCCAAGATACGATTGAACACCACCATGTCATGTCTGATAGCATTATGAGCAACGATAAGATCAGCACTATCAAGAACTGCCCTCATGTCGTCATAGTCACCAGTGCTATGGTAGGTCTCCCCATCTCTAGTGTAACTTAGGACGTGTAACTTAGTGCAGTCATAGGCTAGACCATCACTCTCTGAGTCAATTACTATCGTTCTCATTTCTTAATAAACACCTCTTTGATAGAGTCATCCACGTAAAAGATACGAGCGTCTGGGGTCGTCCAACCATATCTATCTGCGTAGAACTGAGCTACACCTTCAATACTTTCTTCCCCAGAATAGTGAGGGAACTCTACCTCATCACAACCGTACCAACGATCACCACAACACTGACAATCTATCCCCTTGTTTACACCATCAAAGTAGACCCCGATGATCTCTGCTTTTTTAATAGCTTCCCCTTCACTTTCTGCTTCAATAAAAAGTCGGTGGCAGATTTTCTCATCTACATCAAAAGAACCTCCGCTGTTATTTTGGCTAAACTCGTAGAATTTCATCTTGGAAGTCATTAGAAAGGTACTCCTTCATCTTTAGGTGTCTCAGGTTCAGCAGGTCCAGTGTACTCTTGAACCATTGTAGTTTCTACATCATAACGTAGCATACCAGCAGGTCCAGTGGTAGCAAAGGGTCGGTTCTTGGTCACAGTCAAGTGTGTCGTGTTCTTCTCTTCTGCATCCTCAGCCAGTTTATCACGCTGTAGCTCCAGCAATACGATAGCTTCTTCTTCAACAGACTTAGCATATTTTGTATGTCCGTCATTATTAACATGAGAGATACAGATAATACCAACATTCCTACGCTTAGATAGTTCCACCAGCTTAACACCCAACTCAGTGAGAGCACTTGTAGCACCATCCACACCACTCAGATAAGCCAGACGCTGTAGGTGGTCAATGAAGATGTAGTCAGCACCATAGATAGTAATAGCGTGTTTACATTGCTTCAAGGTACTCTCTAGCGGGTCATGTGGGTCAATGTCAAAAGACACAAACTTCTCTTCCCCAACTACATCCAACAAGGCTTTCTCAAACTCATCATCAGTAATACCATTCGTCTTCTGATCTTCCTCAGTGTTTACATTGTAGCCCAACTCATACGTAGCCATGCCTCGTGCTGTAGTACTCTTCATCTCCTCCATAGCTAGGTTAGCCACAACCTTACCCTTGTTACGTACAAGATCGTGTTGGACATAACGGAAGAGGCTGGTCTTACCAACTCCCGGTGGTGCCTTAACCACTGTGATACCGCCCTTGATCCAACCCCGCATAACCTTGTTCAGAGCCTCCACAGGCGTGGGTGTGTACTCGTAAGGGGTCTCATCCCTAACAGCCTTAAGCCAGTCCTCAGCGCCGCTTGTAAAGCCCGCAGGAGAGTATTTCTTAGCTGCCCACCATGCAGACTTATACTCACGCTCCTTACCAGCCATCAGGAAATCATTGGCATCCTTATACTGACCGTGGTTCATCATGTGGACCTTACCGGGGAACAGATCGAACATGATCTCTGCTACCTTACGTCCCGGTTCATCATTATCCACACTCAGGATGATCTTATCAAAGCTCTCCAACCAGCCCCTAGTCTTCTCCCACAGTTTACCGCTTGGTGTAGCTGATGGCAGAGATACTACAGGGTTCTTGTAGGAACTACCCTGAGACAGCATTTGGAAGGCAGACATAGCATCAACCTCACCCTCCACCACAGTCACCATCTTACTACTACCAGCAGGAAACAGGTTCATACCAAATAGTTCATTACCACGAAACCCATTCTTAGCGTAGAACTCTTTGGGGAACTTACGTACCTTAATACCACCACTAGGATAGGGATACTCTTGACGATCCTCTCCGTAGGTCTTAACACCATAGAACTCCATCACGTTACTGGTGATACCACGAGAAGCTACAAACTTACCGCTCTCCTTCTTATCAACTACATCATCAAACACTGGTAGTTCCTCTTCTATTGCTTTTGGTGTGAAGCCCCTCGTAGGGTACTCTTCCTCAGCCCAGTCATACTTCTCGTCACGGTTTGGATAGCCACGATGGCATGAGTGACACTTACCAGTCATCTTCTCGACATTGTAAGCGAAGGCATCGGAAGAGCCACACGAGGCAAATGGGCAAGGCTTATGTATTACCTCAGTCACTAATGTCAGTCTCCTTCTTCAGTGATTCTAGGGCATCCTGTATGTCCCACTTATAGATAGCGCAGTACAAGATAAACTCAAGCCCTATCTCTGCAATCTTATCCCTTGTCTCATCTTCAAAGTGGAAGGTGTATGTAGCAGAGCCATCTTCATGCTCAACTACCTCCTCAACTCCGATAATTCCTAATGTATCTTCAGTCATGTGGTGTAAATCCTAGTGAGTCCGATTCATAGATGTCATCTGGTAGTTCGTCTTCTACAGAAATCATCTCCTCAAGTTTAGCTACACCATCACTAGCATTTTTACCTACAGCGGACATATCATATCCAAGAAGCTCTAAGAACAGCATATAGCCATAACAACTACCCATAAGTGATACTTCTTCATACTCTGTAGGTAGTTCATCCTTATGCTTCTCAAGCAACTCCCTAAAGACCTCTGTAGCTACCACATTTACTGTCTTAGTTTGTTCTTCATCCATTCTTCAGTCTCCTTCTTAAGATTAATACTTAAGATTCTAATCTTAGTATGATTATTAATACTAAGAGATAATTCTTAAGATTAATTCTTACGAGTCTTTCTTAGAGGGGTACT